TATTTGTCTTCCTAATGAAAAAACGGAATCTATGTTAGAAATAAATTCTAATGATTTAAAAAACTCACCTGATTTTGTATTGTTGTATGGAATTAATACTGTCGATTGCAGTGTTAAAATATCATATGATGATAATAGAAGAAAAGGTAAATCAATAATAGAGCCTTTGAAAGATAATAACTTTATAATGTTTCCATCTACTAACAGATATAATATTATAAATAATCAGAAAGAATCTTTGAATTTTATACAGGTCATAACTTATGAATTTGTCTAATTATTATTGGTATTTTAAATCTGCAATACCACCTAGAATATGTGATAACATAATTAAATACGGTTTATCTAAACAAGAAAAAATGGCTGTAACAGGTGGAATAGGTAATAAAAAATTAAATAAGGAAGAGGTTAGAAATTTAAAAAGAAAAAGATTTTCAGATGTTGTTTGGTTAAATGATCCTTGGATATATAAAGAAATTTATCCATTTATTTATACAGCTAATATAAATGCAGGTTGGAATTATCAATATGATGTATCAGAAGCTTTTCAATTTACAAAATACAAATTGAATCAACATTATGATTGGCACTGTGATTCTTGGGAAAAACCCTACGATAGACCTAACAGTAATCAACATGGCAAAATTAGAAAAATATCTATGACTCTTCAACTAACTGATGGTTCAGAATATGAAGGTGGTGAATTAGAATTTGATTTTAGAAACTATGATCCTCATATGAGAGATGCATCAAAACATGTAACAACAGTGAAAGAAATTTTACCTAAAGGATCTATTGTTGTGTTTCCATCATTTTTATGGCATAGAGTACAACCAGTAACGAAAGGAGTAAGATATTCATTAGTTCTATGGACACTTGGATATCCATATAAATAAAATGGAAAAAGTAGATTATTTTAAAACACCTATATGGGTTGAATATAAACCTGAATTTGTTAACGCTTTAAATAAAGCATCTAATAAATATATAAAAGAAGCTAAAAAAAGAGATAAAGAATATATTAAAAAATTTGGTGACTTTGGAACAAGCTATCATTCTACACCACTTACTATAGACAATGATTTTAAAGATTTAAGAAATTATATAGGTCAAAAAGCTTGGGAGTTTTTAGATCACCAAGGTGTTGATATGTCAAAATACATTAACATGTATACAGAATTTTGGGTTCAAGAATTTTCTAAAAATGGTGGTGGTCATCACAATGCACACATACATTGGAATCAACATGTATCTGGTTTTTATTTTTTAAAATGCACTGAAAGGACTTCATATCCAGTTTTTCACGAACCAAGAACAGGAGCAAGAGCAACTAAATTAAAAATGAAACCTAATATAGGTATATGTCACGCAACAGAATTAGTTCACTTTATACCAAAACCTGGAACTCTTGTAATGTTTCCTGGTTACTTAGAACACGAATTTTCAGTAGACCATGGTAAAGATCCATTTAGATTTATCCACTTTAATATACAAACCGTTCCTAAAGAAATGATAAATAATGATTAAGGTTACTGATAATTTTTTAAATGTTGAATATTTTAAGGAAGTAAAAAATGTTCTTCTTAGCAATACTTTTCCTTGGTACTATAATGATTGCATTACAGATAAAAATGATCCAATAAATTATTATTATTTTACTCACATGTTTTATGTTGATAATTCTGAAAACAGTAATTATTTTTCAATGTGGAATAATTTTTTAAAAAAAATAGATTGTAAAGGAATCATAAGAATAAAAGCAAGTATGTATTTAAATATTGATAAAAAAAGAAAACATGAAAGTCATGTTGATTATGATTTTCCACACAAAGGTTGTTTATTTTATATAAACGATAATAACGGAGAAACATATTTTGAAAATAAAAAAATAAAACCGAAAGAAAATAGAGCTGTATTTTTTGATCCACATAAACCACATGCCAGTTCTCTTTGCACAGATCAAAAAAGAAGGATAGTTATAAATTTTAATTATTTTTAATATGAGTTTTAAAAAAAATAAATATGCAATTATAAGAAAAGCAATTGATAAAGATTTAGCTACATTTGTTTTTAATTATTTTTGTATGAAAAAACAAGTCCATGACACATGTTTAAAAGAAAGATATATTTCTCCTTTTGATCAATCACTTGGATACTATGAAGATCCTTTAGATGGACAAGTAGTTAATACTTACGCCTGCTATTCTGATATAGCAATGGAAACATTATTATTAAAATGCCAACCTATAATGGAAAAAACAACAGGATTAAAATTATATCCTGCATATACTTATGCAAGAATGTATAAAAAAGGTGATGAACTTAAAAGACATAAAGATAGATTTAGTTGTGAAATATCTACAACAATGTTTTTAGGTGGAGACGAATGGGATATATATTTAGAACCATCAGGCAAAGAAGGAATGAAGGGTCTTAAGGTTCAACTTAAACCAGGAGATATGCTAGTTTACAGAGGTCAGGAATTAGAACATTGGAGAGAAAAATTTAAAGGTAATGAATGTGCACAAGTTTTTTTACATTATAATGATAGTAAAACAAAAGGTGCAAAAGAAAACATATTTGATAGACGTCCACATTTAGGATTACCAAACTGGTTTTCAAAAAAATAATGTTAGAGTTTTTAACAGATGTTAAAAAAGCTACACCTATTCAAAGAAAGAAAGAACTTTGGGACATAGAAGGAATATTAAAAGATAGGTTAAATCAAAAATTTAAATTTGATTTAAGACCTATTAAAGACAATGTTAAAATAGGAAGTTTTAAAACTAAAGCTGATAAAATGGTTTTTAATTTTAAAAATGAGTATGTAATTGTAGATGTAGAAGAATTACATCAATATTTAAAAAAGAATAAATTAAAAGATGTAAATTTAGAAAATTTAATATCTGAATTAGAATGGAACATAATACTACCTAAATCATGAGCAAAGAAAAAATTAAACCACTTTTTGGATTTCCAATCTATCATAGTTCAATTGATAAAAAATTATATGATAAACAAAAAATTTTAAAAACTATTTTAAGTAATTTTAAAAAATCACAAGTTAGATCGGAATGGAGTAAATCTAATGAAGGATTTAATAGTAACAAATTACATCATTCTCTTAACGATGAGTTAAATCCCAAATTTAAACAACCAAATTATACTTCTTTAATTCCACTTTATACTAATGAAATTAAAACGTTTCTTGAATCTATGCCTATAAAAAAAACTACATTTAAATTTGAAATAGTTAATTATACTTGCATGACGGAAGGTCATCATATGATGCATCATATTCATACGGAATGTGATTTTTCAGCAATACATTATATACAATTTGATGATAAAACTCAGGACTCAACTGTATTTACAAATACGAATGATTATCCTAAATTTATTAACGATGTTTATCCTCAAATAAATCAAACTTTAATACGATCTGAAATAGAAAATTCTTGGGCTCATAAATATTTTAAAATAGTAATTAAAGAAGATGATTTAGTTATTTTCCCTGCAATGTTAGAACATTCTGTTCCTAACGTTAAGTCAGATAAAACTAGAGTAACCATTGTATTTAATATCAAACTATATGAATGAAATGAATATCTTAGCGATTCATACGTCTCATGATGGATGTATGACATATGTAAAAAATAATAAAATTATATTTCATACACAGTTAGATAGATATAACAGATTTAAACATTCTACCTTTCCTGTTAAATCAGTATTTAATATATTAGATAATTTAAAAATAGATAAAATTTTAATAACATGTTTAGGACCTAGAACACTGCCTTCAACTCCAATATGGAAAAATATGTTGGCTGAAAGTAAATTAAAAAATATACCAATAATATTTTATGAAGATTATTATCATCATTTATTTCATGCATATTGTGCTTTAACTTGGAATAAAAAAATAAAGAATATTTTAATTTGTGATGGAAATGGTGCTAAATACGGAGAACATTTAGAACAAGAAAGTTTATATTTTTATAATAAAAAATTAGAACATGTTTCCACGGAATCAAATGGGATTGGACTTCGTTATGAGCTGTTTACAAAGGAACATTTTTCTCATGAACTAGATTGTGGAAAGACAATGGCTTGGAGTTTATATGATGAAAGACCTGCTAAGATACAAGAAAACTTTGAAAACGAAATGACTAAACTTATGAATCAATGGGATCTTAAAAAAGATATACACTTTACAGGAGGTTGTGCACAGAATGTTTTATATAATTCTAAACTATTAAATAAAACAAAAAATTTATTTTGTGAT